GACAAAAGAAATACATTGATTTTTGACGCGACTGCCTTGCACGCTTTAGAATTATTAGCTGCATCTTTACATGGTATGTTAACATCATCTGCAAACAGATGGTTTTCATTACGTTACAAAGAAGCAATCTTAAATGAAAGTGATGAAGCTAAAGAATGGTTAGAAGACGCAGAACAAAAAATGTATGCTGCTTTTTCAAGATCAAACTTTCAACAAGAAATTTTTGAATGCTATCATGACTTAATTGCATTTGGAACTGCATGTTTATTTATCGAAGAAGATAAAGAAGATATATTTAATTTTTCAGCTAGACACATTAAAGAAATTTATATTGAAGAAAATCAAAAAGGATTTGTTAATCAAGTATATAGAAGATTTAAAATGACAGCTTCGGCTGCGGTTGAAAAATTTGGAATTGAAAACGTTTCAAGAGATATCACAACAACACTAAAGAAAGCTCCGTTCGAAGAAATTGAAATCGTACACGTTGCTAGACCTAGAGTTGCTTATGACGAACAAAAAATTGATAAAAAAAATATGCCGTTTGAAAGTATCTATATGGAATATGATACTGGTCATATTATTTCTATCGGAGGATTTAGAGAATTACCTTATGTAGTTCCAAGATACCTGAAAGCATCTACTGAGATTTACGGCAGATCACCTGGTATGAATGCATTACCAGATGTTAAAGTCTTAAACAAAATGGTTGAGACTGCTCTTAAAGCTGCTGCAAAACAAGTTGATCCTCCGTTATTAGTACCTGACGATGGAATGCTTAATCCCATCCGGATGTCCCCAGGAAGCATAAACTATTATCGTGGTGGATCAAGAGATCGTATCGAACCGTTAAACATAAATGCAAATACTGGTGTTACGTTAAATCAAGAAAATCAAAGACGTAATGCAATTGCTAAAATGTTTCATGTAGATCAGTTACTTGTAACTGAAAACAGAAACATGACTGCAACTGAAGTGATGCAAAGAAACGAAGAGAAGATGCGTATCTTAGGACCAGTATTAGGTAGATTACAATCAGAATTATTAGAACCATTAATCATTAGAGTATTTAATATGATGTTAAGAAACAAGATGTTTGCTGAAGCTCCAGAAGAGTTAGCAAATCAAACTTTAAATATTGAATACGTTTCACCAATGGCGTTGGCACAAAAAGGTCAAGAGTTACAATCAATCATGAGAGGTATAGAAATCTTTGGTGGTTTATCTCAAACAATGCCAGTTATGGATTATGTAGATGAAGATGGTTTAGTGAAACAAATTATAGATGTTCTTGGATTACCGGCTAGGATCATTAAGTCTGATACTGAAGTACAACAGATCAGAGCAGAAAGACAAGCTCAACAACAACAGATGCAGCAAATGCAGCAACAAGTACAAGAGAGTGAAGTTGCTAGAAATGCTGCGCCACTAGCAAAGGTAATACAAGATGGAGAACCAGTCGCCTAAAAAAATAAAACAACTACAAGAAGATTACAAAATCTGTTTTACAACAGATCAAGGTAAAAGAGTTTTGGACGATCTCAAAAAGAGATGTCATTTTTTTAATACAACACATATCAAAGGAGACAGTCATGAGAGTGCATTCTTTGAAGGTCAACGATCTATTGTTGTATTTATAGAAAATATACTCAATCAAAAAACATAAAGGATAATTTATGGAAAATCAGACAACTGCTCCACAAGAGCAATCTGAGCAACAACAGCCAGTTGCTACAGAGAATACTCAAGCAACTGCTGAGGTTCAACAAGAAGTTTCTGCTCCGGTAGAAACTAATTTTAAAGATTTAATTCCAGAAAGTTTTAAGGAAGAAAAATCTTTGCAAAACTTTAATAATATGGAGGACTTTGTAAAAAGTTATCTTCATGCGCAAAAAATGGTAGGAGCAAATAAAATTCCAGTTCCTACTAAATATGCAACTGAAGAAGACTGGCAAGAAGTTTACAATAAACTTGGAAGACCAGAAACTCCAGATGATTATAAATACTCGTTTAAAGAAGACGAGGTAAATTTAGATCAGTTAAAAAACTTTAACGAAACTGCTCATAAAATCGGTTTATTACCACAACAAGCTGAACAGTTGATTAAATATTATAATGATATGAATAATCAACAAAATCAAAGCTTAGAAGAACAAGCTGATGAAATACAGTTTAAAGTTGAACAGGATCTAAAAACAGAGTATGGTCCAAAATATAATAAGGTTATGGAAGACGCAAAGTCTCTTGCATCTAATACTTTAGGAGAGGATTTTTTAAACAATACTATTCTTAAAGATGGATCAAGACTTGGAGATAATCCAAACATTATTAAAATGTTTGTTGGTCTATCAGAAAAATTATCTGAAGATCAATTAGTACAAGGTGATAGTGTAGGTTACATGACTGCATCTCAAATTGAAAAAGAGATTTCAGAGTTAACCGGAGAAGGATCACCATACTGGAACAAATCTCATCCAAACCATAAGAAAACTGTGGACGAAGTTTTCGAACTAAGGAAACAGTTAAATGGCTAAAGAAAAATTTGAGCCAGCCGAAGGTGAACTTACAAACGTTGAGATACGTTTGGAATGTTTAAGATTAGCAACGGAGTTCTCACCAGAGAATGAAAGAAGAAATCCTTTACCGATTGCTGATAAATACTTCGACTGGGTTACAACCAAAGTTTCAAAGAAGACAACTCCAAAGGAGCCTTCTAAGAAAAAAGTCTAATTGCAGACTATAAAGCAAAGACAAGAACCGTCATAGACGGATAATCAAGTCGATCAATCAACAAAACCAACAAAAGAGAAAGGAGCTCAAAATGAGTTCACAAATCACAACAGCTTTTGTACAACAGTATTCAAACAACGTACAAATGCTATCACAGCAAAAAGGCTCTCTTTTAAGAAATGCGGTTGATGTTGAAACAGTGGTAGGTAAAAATGCATTCTTCGACCAAGTTGGAGTTGCTACAGCTGTCAAGAGAACTACTAGACATGCTGACACACCACAGATCGACACACCTCATGCTAGAAGACGTGTGAGCCTTGTTGATTATGAGTACGCTGACTTAATCGATAACCAAGATAAAGTTAGAACTTTAATCGACCCAACATCTAGCTACGCAATGGCTGCGGCTTATGCGATAGGTAGAGCGATGGATGACGAAGTAATCGCAGCAGCAACTGGAACTGCATTTACTGGTGAAACTGGAAGCACATCAACTGCTTTAGGTTCTGCTCAGGAAATCACTGAAAGTGGCTCTGATGGTTTAACAATCGCAAAACTAAGAGAAGCAAAAGAAATCTTAGATAGCGGTAACGTAGATCCATCAATTCCAAGATACATTGTAGTAGGTCCAAAACAGATCTCAGATCTTTTAGGAACTACAGAAGTAACTTCAAGTGACTTCAATACAGTGAAAGCTCTTGCGAATGGCGAAGTTAATACTTTCTTAGGATTTAACTTCATAACATCAACTAGATTGACAATCGCTTCATCTAAGAGAAAAGTAATTGCTTTTGCTCAGGACGGCATCAAACTTGCAGTAGGTCAAGATCTAATGACAAGAATTGATGAAAGATCTGACAAAGGTTATGCTACTCAAGTCTATGTATGTGCTACTTTAGGTGCTACAAGAATGGAAGAAGCTAAAGTTGTTTCAATCGAAGCGCATGAAGCGTAATAGGAGGCTAAAATTATGGCATCAGTAAAAGGCGTTAATTTTACCAATATCACTGCTACTCCAGTCGTGAAGACGGACAGTGGTGAAGCTTACGGTAAATTAAGAGTTACTTATGACAGCTATGAAGCTTCTACATTAGCTTCAGGCTCTGACATTTCAGTTGCTAGATTACCGAAAGGCGCAAAGGTTTACGAAGTAATCGTACACCATGACGGCTTAGGATCTGGAGTAACTTTATCAGTAGGTGATAGCGGAAGTGCAACAAGATATATTGGTGCAACTGCTGCTGCGACTGCTGGCAAATTAGTTATGTCAGAAGATGGCGCAATTGATGGTTTTGCTTATGAGCAAACTGCTGAAACAGATGTGTTAATCACAACTGGTGGAGCAGCTGCTTCAGGCACAATCAAAGTTGCAATCATTTACGCTGTAGAGTAATATTCTGCAATTAGGCTAGGCGGCTACGGCCGCCTGGTCTTTCAGAGTTTTTATGATATAAGGTCCAATATGAAGTTTGTTATAATAGGATGGTTATGCTCACCTTTTTTACATGAGTGTGTTCCTTTTGAAGGACCTAAGGTTTTTGATAGTAAAATTATTTGTAAGAGAGAAGCAAACATAGTAGCAAGAGATATGAAGAAACGATTTGATAAAGAGAATTTTCCAACTAAAATATTTATAACATGTAAGGAGAAACAAAATGGCATCAGTGGTTGATATTTGTAATTCAGCATTAAATTTATTAGGAGCATCTACGATTACTGCGTTAACAGACGATAGTAAGAACGCTAGATTATGTAACCAGAGGTATGAGCCAATTAGAAATAGAATTTTTAGATCACATGCATGGAACTGTTTAACTAAAAGAGTACAGCTTGCACAAGATAGTACAGCTCCTGTTGTTGAGTATGCAAATGCATATACATTGCCAGCAGATTGTTTAAGAGTTTTAAAAATACACACTGGAGCAACAGATAGTATTGAAAGCGATGTTGATTATGCTGTTGAAGGTAGAAAAATTGTAACGGATGAAGGCACTGTATATTTAGTTTACATTGCTTTAATTACAGATCCAAACGAATACGATACATATTTACAAGAAGCTATATCCTCTGGTTTAGCAGC